ATGGGATGGCGAGAAGGTTGTGGTTGCCAAAGCACAACCATCATTCAGAAAAAACAAGCAAGAGATTTACGAGGTGATCCTAGACAATGGAGAATCATTCCGTTGCTCTAAATCTCACCTCGTCTTGCACAAGCTTGGCTGGATGCCAGTTGGAGACATTAAGCTGAACGACGAGCTTTCAAGCCCATTCTGCGCTTTCCTTCCTCAGTCCACTTCGGAACACAACCTTTCAGCGTCACCTCAAGATGTCGGCCATTGTTCTCAAATAGCTCAAGATTCTCAATGCGATTATCGTCTTTCACTCCGTTCTTGTGGTGAACAACTTCCGAGCGGGTTAAATGCCGACCAAGATGCTTCTCCATCACTAGACGATGCTCAAGGATATAGCGAGTGTGCTTGCGAGCGTTCGGGTGGTTTGGGCAATAAAGCTCAATGTACCCGTCCTTGTTCACAATCCTGCCACCTTTCCATTCGGGATGTCCTTCGCCGCTTCGTGGCCCTGTCCGCTGACATTGTATCCCGTGTTTTTTGCAAACCTTGTAGATCAACTTCGCGGTCACTCGTGGATCTAGCTCCTTTACCAGCTTTTCCGCGATATTCGCTTGAGTCCATCCATCAGCAATCCACTGGCGTATTTGATCTATTGGGTAAGGTATTGAGTTGTGCGTTGGCATACAGACACCCTAACTATTCCCGCCGAGTTGTCAAGATCAATTACCTCCGAGAAGATTATGTCTGGGATTTTCATGTTCCAGTTTACAATAACTACATTGTAGCAGGTGTTCCCCAACACAACTCGGGCAAAACCCAGTGGGGTGCATTCAGCGTGGTGCGTGCTGCTATAGAGAACCCAAACGCCGAGATCATGTGCTTCGCACAGACTTCCGAGGTCAGCATTCGCCAGCAGCAGAGTGCCGTGTGGGATTGGCTACCAGCCGAGCTGCGCACGAAGCAGACATCCTCCGGGACATACATTTCCTACACAAAGAAGAATGGATTCACCGACTCATCGCTCATCCTACCCAACGGCTCTCAAATCATATTTAAGACCTACTCCCAGTATCAGAACAACCCGACCATCCTTGAGGGAGCGGAGTTGGGTTCTAGGTCTCCTAATTGGCATAATGTGGGCGTTTGGTTGGATGAATATTTGCTTGGGCCTGAGCTTATAAACACCCTGCGGTTCCGACTGGCCACCCGCAACGCAAAGCTGTTGCTGACCTTCACGCCTATTGACGGGTACACGGAGGTGATCAAAGAGTATTTGGATGGAGCAACCAGCATAGAAAGCCGCGAGGCTGAACTGCTAAATGGTGAGCTTGTCCCCTATGTCCAGCGGAGCAAGAAGCGCAATGCATCCGTGCATTACTTCCACTCACAGGATAACCCTTTCGGTGGCTACGAGCGGATTAAGGAGACTTTGGTTGGTCGGCCTAGGGAGGAGATCCTAATTCGTGCGTACGGGGTTCCCGTAAAGTCCCACGCCACCAAGTTTCCCAAGTTCAACAAGGAGGTAAATGTGGTATCTCCCGACACTATTCCAACGAAAAATGTGACGCGCTACCATATTGTCGATCCTGCGGGAGCCAAAAACTGGTTCATGTGCTGGATTGCCGTTGACGCGACTGGAACATTCTGGGTCTACAGGGAATGGCCGAGCGTGGATGTGGGCGATTGGGCCGAGTGGCGAGGAGGCAAGTGGGTTGCAGGAGAGGGAGCCAAGGGGCAGGGATACGGCATCCGCGACTATGTGGAACTCATAAAAGACCTAGAGGGTGACGAGGAGATTCTAGAGCGTCTCATTGACCCCCGACTTGGGGCGGCCAAGTACCAGTCAGCAGATGGGGCTAGTAGCATTATCGAGGATTTGAACGATGAGGGAATCGTGTGCATCCCCGCTCCCGGCTTGGAAATCGACGATGGGTTGCAAGCTTTGATCGGGAAAATGTCATTTAATGTAACTATACCGTCAGATTCGGTCAACCGACCGCATTTCTATGTCAGCGAGGAGTGCGAGAACATCATCCAAGCCCTGAGTGAATACACGGGTGATGGTGGTCTGAAGGAGGCTTGGAAAGACCCCATAGATGTCCTGCGCTACGCCGCAATCTCTGGCATTGACCATGTGGACGGGTCACATATAGCTGTAACTAGACAAGGCACAGGAGGATACTAACCATGAAAACAAAGAAGAAAGCAGCAAAGAAGGCAGCGAAGAAGGTTGCGCCAAAGGTGGAGCCACAAGCGGAAGCGGTCATTCCCGCCCCAGAACCAGAAGCCGAGCCACTGGAGGTCACGGTTATTGGACTAGCAATTAACCCAAGGTATGTATATGCAGGTTTGGATGGGAATCGCATTGCCATCGAGGTTCCCAACCGCATGTCCCAGCGACTGCTTCACAAGACTATTAAAATCAACAGGAAATTAGACTCCGACACCTACGAATTATACCATGGAAACTGACTCAGAAGCCCTAGAAGGCGAATCGTTGATTTATCTGGACAAGGAGCCAGATGTGGGTGCGCTTACCTATGCCTACGAAACCGCACTCATAGACCTCGACGAGTACTTCCAGACCTGCCTGCGCTCCTACGACGAGCGGCGCAACATTTGGCCGGGCAAGAGTGACGACCTCCGCAAGCACGGTGCTAACGCATTCCCGTGGGAGGGAGCATCCGACCAAGAGGTAAATGTCATTGGTGAGCGGATCGATACCTATGTGGCTTTGTTCGACCAAGCCCTCCAGCGTTCCCACATCAAAGCGTTTCCGACCAGCATGGCATCCATGCCACGGGCGGCGATGGTCAGCGGCTTCCTGAAGTGGATGCGCTCCTCGTATATCCCAAATTTCCGGGAACACATGGAACTGGGGGCTAACTACCTGCTCGAAAAAGGCCTCATGATCTCCTATGTCGGCTGGCAGCGGGAGTCCCGCACCTACCTCCAGACCATGACGCTCGACGAGATCGCGCAGGCCGCACCAGAGATGGTGGATCTGCTCATGGACGAGAATGCCACAGAAATGGCCCTAGGATTGATTTCTCAGGCTTTCCCTGCACTTTCGGGGAAGAGAGCCAGAAAAGCCCTCAAAGACCTCAGAACGAAGGGAGAGGCGCAAATACCCATTCCGAGGGTAACCGTGGATCGCCCCGTGGTGCATTCCTGCGCCCCGGACGGGGAGGTCATCCTGCCACCCTATGTCTCAGACCCGCAGCGGTCACCCTACATTTTCTGGAGAACCTTCCTGACTGCCCAAGAGCTTGAGAAAAAGGTCACCAACGAGGGCTGGGACGAGGACTGGGTAGAGAACGCTATCGACCGACTCCGTGGCAAGGACAGCATGTACCTCGACGGGGAGAAGCAGAAGAACATCACAAGGTTGCCCATCACCGATGACAATGACCTCGTCATGGTGGTCTACGGCTACCAGCGTTTGATCGACGAAGAGGATGGCAGCGAGGGCATCTATTGTACCGTTTTCCACCCGTCCACCGAGGGCTACGCCAAGCACGAACTGCTTAACGGATATGACGACTACCCATTTGTGGTAACTCGTTTGTCTAATAACCAGAAGCGCATGTACGAGGTGCAAACATTTGGGGACATCCTCCGTGGCGCACAGCTACAGATCAAAACCGAGCGTGACTCGCGTGTTGACCGCGCATCTCTGGCAACCCTGCCACCACTCATGCACCCCGCTGGCAAGCCACCCTCCGACTGGGGGCCGGGTAGACGCATCCCATATCGTCGCTTGGGTGAGATCCAATGGGGGCCAACACCACCGCCCGACAATAGCTCCGTGGAGGTCGAGGTTTCGATGATCGGACAGGCAGACCGCAGCGTTGGTCTCGACCTTAACAATCCGCTCGCGTCCATGAGGCAGCAATACTTCGTGTCCAAGTTCCTAGACCATGTGCGTGATGTGCTGAACCTTGCTTGGAAGCTGTACCAACGCATGGGGCCAGATGAGGTTTTCTTCCAAGTTACTGGCAACCCAAACCCGCAGGTGATGACCAAGGGTTCTGCTGACGAGAACTTCTCCATCGTGGTCAACTTTGACTCCCAGAGCAATGACCCGGAGACTGCCGAGACGCAGTTGAAAAACATGGTGTCTCTGGTGCAACTCGACCGCAACGGAATCATGGATGTCAACAAGCTGTTGGAATTTACGGCATCCAGCATCAACCCGATCTTTGCCGACTATGTCCTGCAACCCGCCGAGGAAGCGCAGCAGAAGGTCATGAAGAATGTCACGGACGACCTTGCCAAAATCTTCGCTGGCATCGAGGTTCCTGCCCAGCCCAATGGCGCACAGATCGCAATGCAGCTTGTGCAAGCGTATGTCCAGCAACCAGATGTCGCACAACGCGCACAATCGGACGAGGCATTCGCAACGCGACTCCAGAAATACGCCGAGCAGTACCAGTTCCAACTCCAGCAGGCCCAGAACGCAGAGATCGGTCGCATCGGCACGGCTCCTGCGGAGATGGGTGGCATGCAAACCCAAGGCATGCAGCAGTAACAATTACACCACAACTAAACATATGCCCAACTACAAACCTAAAACCGAGTATCTTAAACATCAAATTGCCAAGAAAACAAGAGACTTTCGTGGTTACAACATCGCGGAGGGGGAAATGCAGGAAAAGCAAATGAAATACTTGCAGCGCAATCCAATGTATTCTCCAACCTCTAGAAAGCTACAGGAAGAAATCCGTGCCGATGTCACAGCTTATGTTCGCGACAAGAACAAGGCTCGCGGCACTGAAAGCTCAGCACAGCGCAAGACCGTAAAGTAACATCGTGGAAAAGCGTTTCTCAAAAGTAGTAACATCGTGGAAAAGCGTTTCTCAAAGGTAGTCACCAACCCCGATACTGGTCGCAAGAAGACCGTGCGCTTCGGGCAAAAGGGAGCCACGATTAGCCCCGGCTCAAAACGGGGTGACAGCTACTGCGCTCGTTCAGCCAAGATCAAGGGTGACTGGAAGTCAGACCCGAACTCACCCAATGCATTGTCCCGTAAGAAGTGGCGTTGCAAAGGCAGCAAAAGCATGAAATGATACTACCATGAAGACACCAAAGACCAAGTCCGCCAAACAAGCGAAAGTAGCAAAAGTGATGGGCGAATATAAGTCTGGAACCCTCCATTCGGGCCAAGACCCCAAGGGGCCGCGCAAAGCACCCGTGGTGAAAAATCGTAAACAAGCCGTGGCAATTGCCATGTCTCAGGCCGGGATGTCCAAAAAGCGCAAGTAAACCATGAAAGCCAAGATGATCAAACGAGCGGATGGCTCCATGTCCAAGCGTGGAATGTGGGACAACATCCGTGCCGCCTCTGGTTCTGGCAAGAAGCCAACCAAAGACATGCTCAAGCAGGAGCGAAAAATCAAACGCGCAGAGAAACGCAAGTAAACCATGACACCACTACCAAAACCAACGATACAACAATCCGTAGAAGCACTCTCCGACCGCGAGGAATATCACGCCATCGTCCAGTTCATCCGAGACGAACGCGAGAAGTTCTTCGGTGACCTTCGCCTGTGCGAGTCCAGCAATGATGTGATGAAGGTCGCGGGTTCTGTGGCTGCTCTGGATGAGTTGCTAGGTGTCCTAGCTTGACAATTTGCCTGTAACAATGTAAACATTACCTATCACGCTAGCGTGTGTTTCATTGTTCATTGGTTTCACCCTTGGTAGGTTCAATCCCTATCAAGGGTGTTTTCTTTCAGCTATTAAGCGTTACTTCATAACTGCGGGAATATAGGACAATTAGGACAGTTTTCGTCCAGTTTCTCGTACATTAGCACATACCACAACTCCCGGCATTACTCGGAAGGCTTGCAGGCATAGTTCGCCCATTACAGGCTAAACTATGCTTCATACT